AAGAGGAACTACAGTTCTTATCTTCCAGACGTTTACACAGGACACCCCAACAGGATACAGAGATACTTCCAGTATGACCAAATGGATTCAGACTCGGAGATCAATGCGGCACTAGACATCCTGGCAGAATTCTCAACACAGAAGAACACAGAGAATGAAACTCCGTTTGATATAGTGTTCAAGGATGAGACCACCGATCATGAAGTTAAACTTCTCAAGAAGGCACTTCAACAATGGACAAGAAGCAACAAGTTTAACAAAAGAATTTTCAGGATATTCAGGAACGCACTGAAGTATGGAGACTGTTTCTTCGTCAGGGATCCGGAAACACAGAAATGGTTATACATCGACAACGCCAAAGTCGACAGGATCGTTGTAAACGAGTCCGAGGGCAAGAAGCCTGAACAGTATGTGATCAGAGATATCAATCCCAACCTACAGAGATTGAGTGCGACACAGATCACACCCAACCAAAGTTATGGTGGTGGTGGAACAACTGGTGGTGGAACAGCGGCATACGGTCAAAGTTATGCCAACCAAGGTGCCACAAACAACATGTCAGGTTTTGCTGGCGGAAATGGTGGTGGAAGATTCTACAAAACAATGAATGCATACAACATCAATGCAGAACATGTGATACACATGTCAATGTCTGATGGGTTGGACAACCTATTCCCATTTGGACAGTCAGTACTAGAACAAGTGTTCAAAGTTTACAAACAAAAAGAACTGTTGGAAGACGCAATCATAATTTACAGGGTTCAAAGAGCACCTGAGAGAAGAGTATTCTACATAGATGTAGGTAACATGCCAACACACTTGGCGATGCAGTTCGTTGAGAGAGTGAAAAACGAGATCAACCAAAGAAGAATTCCGAGTGCATCAGGTGGAGCAAACTTTATTGATGCAACATACAATCCAATGTCAATAAATGAAGATTATTTCTTCCCACAGACAGCAGAAGGTAGGGGATCTAAGGTAGACACACTGCCGGGTGGTACTAACCTGGGCGAAATTGACGATTTAAGATTTTTCACAAACAAGTTGTTCAGAGGATTGAGAATTCCAAGTTCTTATCTACCAACAGGTGCGGAAGACGGCGGATCATCGTACAATGATGGTAGGGTTGGAACTGCTTACATACAAGAATTAAGATTCAACAAGTATTGTGCAAGATTACAGTCAATGATGGCAGAAACTTTTGACGAGGAGTTCAAGTTATGGATCAAATCCAAGGGTTACAACATAGACAACAGCATGTTTGAACTGAAACTTAACCCACCACAAAACTTTGCACAGTACAGACAGACAGAAATGGACCAAAGCAGGGTAAACACATTCACAGCAGTAGCGGATCTACCTTACATGAGTAAAAGATTTGCATTGAAGAGATATCTAGGCCTATCTGAAGAAGAGATGGCCAGAAATGCTGAACTATGGGCAGAAGAAAACAATGTGCCACAGAAGAAACAAAGCAAATCAAATGAATTACGATCAGGTGGAATAACACAGTCAGGAATTTCAAGTGACCTTGACCAGTTCGAGGACCCAACACCGGATCCTGAAGCACCAGAACCGGGAGCACCACAACCAGGACAAGCAGGTCAGACACCGGGTGGACAAACACCAGGCGGAACTGGCGGCAGTGGACAGGTATAAGGTTAAATACTGATATGAAACTTAATGAATTTTTCACTTATGGCGCAGACGGCTTTGAACAGGATAAGACCTATGAACCAGAGCATGACATTTCAATTTTAGATTCAGAAGACACAAGAAAAACACGTTTGACCCTCAAACAAATCAACTCCATGAGACTTGCATCCGAGGCACACGATGTACAGCAAAAAGAAGAAGCAGTATTCACACAGAAGATGTATGGACAACCTGCAGGAACAGACGATCTAGCATTATAGCATGGCGGAAGTAGCTTTCGTACTAGGCAACGGTGAATCACGTAAGGGAATAGAAATCAACGACCTTAAGGAGAAAGGCACGGTTTTTGCCTGTAACGCAGTATACAGAACACACAAACCGGATTTCCTGGTAGCAGTAGATCCCAAAATGATCCTAGAGATAGGAGAGACAGATTACCCCATACATAATAAAGTGTATTCAAACTACAATGCCCAATACACAAAGAACGAAAAAATACTTAATCACGTCAACTGGTTCAAACCTAGCCTGGGATGGTCAAGTGGGCCAACAGCACTAAGACTGGCCTTAGACAGGGGATTTAAAGAGATATACATCCTGGGGTTTGACTACCAAGGGCATTCCACAGAAGGAAAGAACCAAGGATTCCGATTCAACAACGTTTTCAAAGACTCAAGGAACTACAAAAAGAGCAATGACCAAGCGACCTTCCACGGCAACTGGCTAAATCAGACAAAACGTTGTGTACAGGATTTCAAAGATGTAAAATTCCACAGGGTCGTTACAAGTGGCTGGTTTACACCAAAGGAACTGGAGCGGATGGACAATATAGATCATCCAACTACTGATGAATTCCTGAAGAAATTTGACATACAATTGAAGGTCTAACAAAAAATCACCTTTTCGGGCCAATTACACCACCGTTTTTGCACCTTTACAGTAAATACAAACACTTATAAGTACAAATCTTCCAAACAAAGGAGCACGTGTAAAAATGTCAAACAATAAATTTGAGAGTTTATTAGAATTACTAATAAACGAAGAAAATGATAAAGCAGAAGCTTTATTCCATGAAATCGTTGTAGAAAAGTCAAGAGACATCTACGAAAATCTAGCAGACGAAGAAGTTACTGCTGAAGCGATGCATGACAAAAAAATGAAAAAAGAAGACGAAGTTACAGAAACTGAATCATCTGAAGAAGAAAAAGTAGACGAAACTACAGATGAAGAAGTAGAAGAGACTTCAGAAGAAGCTAAAGACGAGCAAGTAGATGAAGTTGTTGAAATCGAAGACGAAGCAACAGAATCAGAAACTACTGAAGAAGAGTCAATTGAAGAAGTTGGTGGCGACGCTACTGACGAATTAGTTAAAGATATCTCTAGCGAAGAGGAAGGCGAGCATGATTCAATGGACAAACCAGAAATGGATATGGACATGGACATGGATAAAGACGCTGAAGGCGACGCAGAAGGCGATGTTGAAGACAGAGTAGTTGACTTAGAAGACGCTTTAGACGAACTAAAAGCTGAATTCGAAGCTATGATGGGCAACAAAGATGGTGAAGAAGACAAAGAAGAGTCTTTATCACAAGAAGTTGCACCTGAATTAACTCCAGAAATGTCAATCGAAGGTAAGAAAGACATGATGGCAGGCAAGAAAAAAATGATGGCAGGCAAGAAAATGGATAAAAAAGATATGAAAGAATATAAAAATCCAGTTACTGCTAACCATTCAGATGGATCAGAAATGTCAGCAAAATCACCAGTAGCAACAGGTAACAAGCCAATGAACAATGCAAGTGCAAAAGGGTTAAACCAAGCACAAGCAGACAGTGGTTCAGCAGGTGCGTCGACTTCCATTAATGGATCGTCAACACCACAGAAAATGGCCAGTGACTTTGAGAACACAGGTGGAAAAGCTAGAAGTACCTCTTTTAAAAAAGCGGCACCAAAGGCAGTTACAACTGACGGATCAGAAAAATCTGCAAAATCACCAGTCGCTTCTAGAAAATAACTGTTGATTCAAGGGAGATCATAGGATGTCGCAACTATACCTAAGAGAAAATCTAACTTTTAACGAAGCCAGAGTACAGATTTTGCACGAGAATGACGGCAAAGATTTGTACATGAAAGGTATCTGTATTCAAGGTGGAATTAAAAACGCTAATCAGAGAGTTTACCCAGTGAATGAAATTGCGAAAGCAACTAAAACACTGAACGATCAGATTAGTTCAGGATACTCAGTGTTAGGTGAAGTGGATCATCCAGATGATTTAAAGATTAATTTGGACCGTGTGTCACACATGATCACAGAAATGTGGATGGACGGACCAAATGGATACGGTAAAATGAAAATTTTACCAACACCAATGGGCCAACTTGTCAAAACTATGTTGGAATCAGGTGTGAAACTAGGCGTTTCAAGTAGAGGAAGTGGAAACATTTCAGAATACGGAAGCGGTGAAGTTTCAGACTTCGAGATCATCACAGTAGATGTTGTGGCTCAACCTTCGGCACCTGGTGCTTATCCCACGCCAATTTACGAACACCTAATGAATACAAAGGGTGGTAACATGGCAAAGGGTTTGGCGGCTGAAGTTAGAAATGATGCAAAAGCACAGAAGTTTCTTAAAGAAGCTTTAACAAACATAATAAAGGACCTGAAATAAAATGATAGACGCAATATCAAAATTAGTAGAGTCTGGAGCAATATCAGAAGATGTTCAAAAAGGCATCCAAGAAGCTTGGGATTTGAAAATTAAAGAAAACAAAGAAGTTGTAGGCGCTGAGTTAAGAGAAGAATTCGCACAAAGATACGAGCATGATAAGTCAAACATGATCGAAGCAATCGACTCTATGATGAATGAGAAGTTATCTGAAGAGATCACAAAGTTCGTTGAAGACAGAAAAGCACTTGCACAAGAAAAAATAGCTTACAAAGAAAATGTAGGCGCTCACTCTGCCAAATTAGAATCATTTATGCTTTCTAAATTATCAGAAGAGTTAAAAGAACTACACGGCGACAGAAAAGGTGTTCACGAAAACTTCCAGAAGATGGAAGAATTCGTAGTAGGTGCTCTTGCAAAAGAAATTAAAGAGTTCCATGAAGACAAAAAAGGCGTTGTGGAAACGAAAGTTAAACTAGTAGCCGAAGCCAAAAAACAAATGGCTAAGATGAAAGAAGCTTTCATAACAAGATCTGCTAAAGTTGTAGAGTCTGCTGTTAACAAAAAACTTGCTGAAGAATTAAAATCTCTT